CACGTATTTTACGTAAGTCTTCTTTAGAATACTTTGGTTTTTTCTTGCTTACACCGTTGCCATTTACATCTTTTTCTTCGCCAGCATCGCCGTCGGCTGCACCATCGCCTTCTTCTGGATCAAGGTGTTCGTCTAACAATTCTCCTAATTGACGTAACTGTTCTTCGTCATACTTGTTAAAGATATCTTCGTATACTTCTTCGGAAGTCCAATTATCGTATTTAAAATCTTGAAAGCAATCAACAATACTAGGTTTTTCACCAATTTTGTCTCTTACCAAAACATTGTTTACAATATAGTCTTGTGCAATGTTACTAATCATAGGATCTAAGTTACGATCCTGCCAATTTCGACGTTCTAGGTGATCAAATACACAGTGCAAAATTTCGTGTGCAATAACAAACTCAATTTCTTTATTGTTCATAGCATTAAAGAATTGAGTGTTGTAGTAAAGATTTTTGCCATCAACGGCAGCAGTAGGACACCAATCATCGGCAGCGAGTATTTTTAATCTAGTTGCCATATTACCAAAAAATGGATGACGCAGTAACAATCCTACCCGTGCAACAATAATGCGATCGTATACTTCAACTCGCATTACTTCGAGTGCTTCGGGAGTCATATCTGGATCAGGTTGCCAGTTTTTAAGTTTACTAGCAGTTTCTTTTGCGTTTACTAAAACAGCCATCGGTGCCTCTCACTTTCTAACTTTATGTATATATTATAGCAATATTTACTCAGTTTGTCAACCAGAAAAATAATAGCGAACGATCTCAAAAGAAACCGTTCGCTTTGTATCTTAAGCAGTCTGTGCTGCCTTAATGTATTTTCCATAACGATCATGAAACTCATCAAAACACTCAACTTCATCTGGATCAATTGGAAGTGAGTACTGAGTAAGTGCGAGCTTGATGCCCATAACAACTAGTTCAGTATCAAAGTTATCCATTGCAAAGCGTAAGAAGTTGTTAACCTTTGCATCAAACTTTTTATCATTTTTGTCTGATGCTTCTTTCAACTCATAGCAAAGGCTAACAGTTAAGGAATACATAGCACTGATTTCTTTGTTATATAGCTCTTTAACTTTGCCAGCTAAAATGTCAGTTGGATTAGGCATGTCAGCGGCAATTTTGCGATGCGCCATAAACTTAACTGCAAGACCTTCACCTACTGCACCCGAAACTAGATCTGTAGTGGTGTTTTCGTCAATTTTATCTTCAAGTAATTCTGATACAAATGACCACGAACGAGGCGTTGCAAAAGAACGACTAGATGATTTCGGATCAAAATCATATAGATCCTGTTTACTAAATTGCAAATAACCTACAACATCTGAATGAATGTTATTATCAACAGCCCACTCAAACCAGTCATCAAATGATACAGTCATTTCCAAGTGGATAAAGCGATTAGCCAACGGAGCAGGCATACGATACGTGACGCCTTTATCAGCTTCGCGGTTACCTGCCGCAACAATCATAACATTGTCTGGCAATTTGTAAGTGCCAACCTTACGGTTAAGAATCAGCTGATATGCTGCCGCTTGTACAGCAGGAGCCGCTGAGTTCATTTCGTCTAGGAACAATACAATATTGTCGTATTGTGCCGCAAACTCTTCTGAAGGAAGTTCTGCAGGCGGTGCCCATTGCATTGTGCTAGTATTAGAATCAAAGTACGGAATACCTTTAATGTCAGTAGGATCCCATAGTGACAAACGAACATCGATCAAATGTGAGTTAGGCAAACTGTTTGTAATTTGCGCAACAATATCAGACTTACCAATGCCTGGAGGTCCCCAAAGGAAGATAGGACGTTTTTTTGTTAGTGCATGCTTAACTGATGATTTAGCAGTTTTTGGTGTAACTGTACGAGTTGCTACGGTTTCCATAATTTAAGCCCTTCTGTATTTGCTAAGTATGTATATATAATAGCATCACTACAGCAAAAGTCAACCTTTTTCATAAAAAAGATTAGCTTAATAATCAATAGCTTACAATTTTTTTCCAGTAATCTGTAAAGTATATCTAGTATTTTGTCCTAAATTTGCAGCCATATGTTCCATTTCATGACTCCAAATGACATAATCGCCCGCTTTATAATCAATTATAGGAGTGTTATCAATCTCAAAATAATGGCCACTTTGCCAGTCTTCTAAAGCAACAATTGCTCTCCAAACTTGATTCTTTTTGCAATTAAATATTCTACAATATGTTTCAAAGTGATCTACATGTTTAGGCATAACAATACCAGACTTCATTTTGTAGAATGTAAATCCACAATCAAATAACCCTATTTCATTTTGTACATCATTAACCCAATCGGGCATTTGATCTTGTTTAGCAAACATGTCTCCTGTAAAAGTGTTGTAAGTGTAACCTTGTCTTCGCCAATATTCTACATCTGCAGAATGTGCTTCTTTATGTGTATAATTAAATCTTTTGTATTCTTCTTTCCATTTTGGAATTATGTGTCCTCTATTCCACATCTTTGCCTTGCCTTTTCATTGCTTTTATAATGCCGTATTTACGTAAATCTCCACTAAAGAGAGTTAGCTCGACAGCTTTCTTTTCATTAGTTACAGTTATACTTCTATTTGTAAGAAAATATGGACAATCAATAAATTGATCTAAAAATATAATAACTTGTGTAGTAAGTGGCATATCTTTAGGATATGGTATATCATAAACTTCTATGCCAATTTCTTGTAAAGTATTATATCCTTCTTCTGTTAAACGTAAGCCGCCTTGTGATTTATTTCTAGTATTTTGCCACCATATAGGCATGTATTGTTTTAGATTAGCATCACTAATAGCTAATCCTTTTTCTTTTAGAAAAATCTTAGTATATGCTTCCTTATTCATTCGTCAACTTTTTCGCCATCTGTGAGTTTTACAACAGTAAAATCATCACAATTAAACATATCGTTTAATTTTTTGGCTAGATTATGTGCATGACCTGGATTAGAAAAAGCAGTTTTTTTATACTTAGGACCAGGATAATTTGTGAGGGCATTTGAACTTTTAAGATTAAAAGCTTTATTCATATAGAATACAGCCCAAATAGCTTCAGCTTCTAGGACTTGTTCGCTTCTATATGTTTTGTTGTTTACTTTTTCTAATAATATATTTGGCTTTGGCCTACTCATATGCGTATCCTTTGTATAATATACGCATATATTTATCTCTTTATAAGTTATATGAGTAGTTTATTCAAAACTATTGCCGCCGTCCATTGTAATATTAATAACTTCTTCGGTATTATTAGATTTATTAATAAGTTCTTCAAGATCAGAAGTTAACCTACTCATAACAATACCTAAAGTAAATGCAAGATTTTTTGCCTGCTGAATATCTATCTTAACTTCTTTTGCTCTGCTGTTTTCAGCACTCTTTACCTGTTGAATAAACTGTTGTATAGGTATAGTGTTTAAAGGACTATTTGTTGACACGACTCAACTCCTGACGCATTTCTAATTCTGTTTTAAACGGACCTTTAAAATCATAACGTTCAACAGTAATTAACTTAGGGCAAAAACTTTTAACCCAACCTTTTTCAAAACAAATTACATAGTAACCTGCACAATACATACTTTTAGATTTATCACTTTTAGTAAACAAGGGTAATTTTCTTTTGACATCGTACATAGAGTTATAAGGAATAACACTTGTAGGATAACCATGTACTATTTTATCTTTGTCTACAATTGATGCATTTGTTTCGTTAGTAACAAAAATCATTTCTGTACCAAATTTTTTCTTCATCTGGCGAGTATTGTCAAAGAAACAAGTTTCTGCTGTACTTGAAAACATATAGCGATCGTCATTCCAGGAAAGTGTTCCGACTCTTTGATCGTCTTCTTCAACAATCCAAAATTTATCTTTTAATACTGATTTTGCTTTTAATGTCATTTAGGGTATCTCGCTTGTAAAGGTTCTGCAAAAGATGCTGCTTGGTCTGCAATTCGTTGCATATCCCACTTAGCACAAAACTTCATAAGGCGCATACCAACTTGTGATATGTTCTTAGGTTCTACTTCTGCAATAGTGTTATTAATTATCTCTCTAATTTCTGTAGGTTGTGCAGACAAATCACACAATGTAACGTTGCGATTGTAATCGTCTAGTACACGATGTTCTTCACCATTGTGATCTACCCAACGCTGTAACATCATATTATTCCAGTTAAAGCCTTTTGTACTTTTATCTTCAAACGCTTCTATAAGACCAACTTTGTTCTTTGTACCTTTTTTTCTAACACCTGGATATGCACTAAACACGTTGTCACTAGTGTCGCCGCGCATACATTTTTCAAATAGCAACCACTGTGGGTCAGGAGCACCTTTAGGCTCTTTAGTTTTCTTATCTACCACAGGCTTACCTTTGTCATCAAAGTAACCTTCGTGTGTAATAGTAGTGTTACTAACACCATTGTACTGTTTTACGTTAGGCGCAATCAGTTGTGCAAAGTCGCCGTCTGTACTAATAATAACATGATTGTCGTTAGGATGATTCTGTACCCAACCTGCAATCAAATCATCTGCTTCTAGTTGCGGATGACGCATCATTGTACAGTTAGTCTTTGTACCAATGAAGTCTTTAAACTCGTCAAAGATTTCCCAAAACACAGTGTCTTCTTCTTGCTGTGCAGGAGTCATTGCATCACGGGTTTCTTGTCTGTTACGTTTATATGGCTCGTAATAGTCCTTGCGCCAACTACGTCCTTCTAAGCAGAACACAACATGATCTGCATTAAAATCTTGCCATGCTTTCTTTACACTGTTAAGCGTAATATGTAGAGCCATGCCTACTTTCGTGTCTAAATCGCCACGCACTACATGACGAGCTCTAAAGAAAGTGTTTGCTGTATCTACTAAAATATAAGTGCTCATTTGTCCTCACATACATAAGTCTTCATATAAACTATTATATTGTCTATGTTTACTTTTGTCAAGTTTAAAAACAGGAATATATCCAAAGAGCTTTTTAAAAATCATGATACTTCGCTTTTGCCTTTTGATATAGGAACAACATTAATATAACCAGCACCTCTATCAGTACTTTGTCCTTCTGCTTCTAGCATATTGTAAACGATATCACGGAACCAACGATCTACAATTTCTTCTTCTGGATCATTGTCCACACCGTAACCATTTTCAATTAGTTGTGCAATAAAGTATTTGTTCCAGTCAAGTTCAAAGAAACCGTTGCGAACGTTATCTTCATTTACTTTAACATCTAATACACTAACCCAAGGTTCTTTACGCCTAGTAGCATATTCTTTAGGATCTTTCTTTTTAAGAAGAGCCATTTCCTGCTCTTCTAGTTCTTTTTCTTTTTTTGTAATGCCTGTTATGTCTTTTAAAAATTTTTTCATAACTGCCTCCTTATTTTGTCTGCCTGTTCTTCTGTAATCTTTTTACCTCGCAAAATGTCGAGATCTTCTTCACTAAGTCCCCCAGGCATTCCCGAATAGCGATATGTGTAGTCTTGGGGTAAATCGCCATCCTCTTTCCATACACGCTTCCGCCACGTCTTTAACATTAAGGGAATATTCTTCACTGCGTCCGCCCAGCGGCATAAGATATACTGGACATTGTACCCCGG